TTGACATTATGCTTGGTGATATTGCGGAGTCAATGGGTAGTACATTGAAATGGACTGCCGAAAGCCTTACCACCCTTGCTCAAAATTGGAAAGAAATTGTACCTTTTATAACAGCGGCCACAGCTGCGTTTGGAACATATCGGGTTGCGGTTTATGCAGGATCACGTGCCATGGGAGTGGCAAATGCTACATTAATAAAAGGAACACTCGCAGCTAAACAGAAAACAGCAGCGGATTTAGTGATGGCTTCCAATTACCGCACTTTAACTGCCGCTGAAAAAGGATTGATTGCTTCAAGAAATGCTATGACTACCGCAGAATGGAGGGCATTGGCTGTTAGTGGCGCATTGAACAAAGAACAAGCGTTGAGGTTGATAACACTTGGGAAAATTAAATCAGGTCAGGCAGGACATATTACCCAATTACTTAATATATCAAAAGCTGAACTTCAAGTGGCTATGTCAGCTGGAAAAGCTCGTGTGGCAATGACAATGCTTAGTTATGGAGCCAAACAAGTTTGGACTGCTTTTAAGGGTTTGTTCAATCCATACATGTATTTGTTCGCTGGACTTTTTGCCATTACTGAATTATGGTATAAGTCCGGGCAAAAGGCTGACGAAATGAACGAGCGTATTTCCGAGCTGACAACAAGAGCACAAGACGGTTTCAAGAATTTAACGAAAGAAGCTCAAAAATTTGCTGATGTTGATCCTTTTAAGGCGAATGATGCCTCACTGATTTCTTCTATTGAAGAAATGAAAACAGCATTAAAGGATTATTCTCCAGTTTGGGCAGACACTTTTAATGAAACGTTTAAGACTGATGATGAAGGAAATACGGTTAAAAGCCTTGCAGAACAATATATATTGCTTCGGAATGCTTTGAATGATACAAAAGAGGCTTATAGATTGTTGAATGCCATAAAAGGTACGTCTGAACATGCCAATGAAGCGACTGACGGTTATTTTGATGACAGTTTTCTTGAAAATATCAATGACTACATTGATGCGGAGGAACGGGTAAACAAGATTATTGGCCGCATGTCAGGCAGCTATATCGAGTATTCCACCGCCATGCAGAAAGTTATAGCCAAACATGGTGATTTTGCCAAAGCCGCTTCGGGTAAACCGCTGAAAGAACAGCTATCCATTCTCAAAGAATACCCCAAAGCATTGGCCAGCCTGAATAATGAGTTGCCTTTCACTGGAGGATATAGAGATGATATTTTTCAATTGCGGAAAGCGTGGAAAAACTCTAAGCGTATTTATATGGAAGATGTATTGCCGGATATGAAAGACTTCCTATCTGGGTACAAGTCGAGGCTGAAAGCTGCCGGCTGGGATTTGGAGAATTTGAGTGATGCGCAGAAAATAGCTATCGGTTTGGATATAAGTTCTTTCTTTGATACGTTCGAGAAGATGCCGAAATATATGC